CCGGGAGGGGGTAAAACACCCGGGGAAACCAAGGCCATGAGGCCCTTCCCGGATTTAAATCCCCTCCGTATATCCCGCCGCCGGACCCGGAAGCCCCCAACAAGGCTTTGAATCCCAAGTTGCACGATATTAACGACCCTATTTTGCGCCCTGACAAACGAGTGAAAACAACGGATGATGCACAAGGAGAATCCGCGCAAAAGGTGATTGACACAAACGGAGAAAGCACGAATTTCCGCACGGTCAAAGTGGCACGTGTTGCCATTGCCTTGCAAAAGCTGATTATTTCCCATGCCGTGTCCTTTTGTTTCGGCAATGCCCCGGAATACAACAACACCCCGGAGAATGAGAAACAAGAAATGATTGTTAAGGCATTGAACCGCATTCTTTATGATGTCAAAAGCAAGTCTTTGAACCGTAAAATCGGGCGGTCTATATTCGGTTACAAGGAATGTGCGGAGTATTGGCACACGGTGAAAAAGGAAAAGAAACACACCAAATATGGATTCCCGACCAATCACAAGATGCGTTGCACCTTGTTTTCCCCGGCTTATGGTGATACCTTGTACCCGTTCTTTGATGAAACCGGGGACATGGTGGCGTTTTCCCGTGCTTTCAGCCGTAAGGACAGCAAGGACAATGCCATTGATTACTTTGAAACATTCACGGACAAGGAACATTGGTTGTGGATGAATGGAAACAACGGATATGAGGTTGTACCCGGTTATCCAAAGCCCGTTGCAATCGGCAAAATCCCTATTATTTACGGACAGCAACCCAAGTTTGAAACGGAAGATGTGGATGCCTTGATTGACAGATTGGAAACCTTGCTTTCCAACTTTGCCGACACCAACGATTATCACGCAAGCCCGAAAATCTTTGTTACCGGGCAAATCAATGGTTGGGCAAAGAAAGGTGATTCCGGCGCAGTCATTGAGGGCGAGGATGGCGCAACAATGCAATATGTGTCATGGCAGCAAGCCCCGGAAGCGGTCAAGTTGGAGATTGAAACCCTTTTGAAACTGATTTACACAATCACGCAGACACCCGACATTTCCTTTGATGCGGTCAAAGGGCTTGGGGCTATTTCCGGGGTTGCCTTGAAGTTGCTTTTCATGGATGCCCATCTGAAAGTTCAAGACAAGTGCGAAATCTTTGATGATTACTTGCAACGCCGTGTGAACGTGATTCTTGCCTATATCGGGCAGATGAACACCACACTTGAAGAAGAATGCGACCAAGTGGAGATTGAGCCGGAAATCGTGCCGTACATGATTACAAGTGATTTGGATGATTTGAACTATTGGCTAACCGCCAACGGCAACAAACCCGTGATTTCACAAGAAGAATCGGTTGAACGTGTCGGATTGTCCAAAGACCCGACCAAGACAATTGAGAAATTAAAATCGGAGCAATCCGCCGAAAATTCATTTATGATTGGTGAACCTCAAATTGATGTCGATGCGTAAGATTCTATTTGCAATAGTGATGGTGTTGTTCCTTGCAGGATGTGAGGAAAGCCCGGTAAAGGGGTATGTTGTTGGTAAAAGGTTTATCCCGGCACATACCACCACGCAATATAATGTCGTGTTGAAAAGACCTACAACAACCCGCCATTCCGATGAATGGGTTGTGTGGGTTGCTGATTCATGCCATATCCACCGCGTACACGTTGATAAAAGCACGTTTGAATGCTTGAATCATGGTGAATATGTAACATCAAAAGGAACGTACTATGGCAAAGAAGAAAGCAATTGAAAAGACAAAGTACCATTGCCGTGATTGTGCGCATTCATACGATTGGCACGAAATAGGGGCAAACGGCAAGCCATTCATGTGCCGTTGCCCTTATTACACCGATGGCAAGTATTGCCGTTTCTTGTCTGACCCTCAATGTGAACATTTCAAAATCCGTCAATAATGGCAAAGCGACAAAAGACAACCCGGTTTTCGATACAGGCATTCGACAATGCCCATTACAGGACAACGGAACAATATGCACGTGCCGTTGATGCGTTGTTTGATGTAGCGACAAAGGAAATATCCCAAGCCGCCGCAAGGGGTAAGATTGACCCTGACAAGCCCTTTTCCTTTGATGATTACCCCAAAATAAAAGGGGTGATGCAAGATGTTACCATACAACTTGCCGACCGTCTGACAACAACAATTGAAACCGGGTCAAAGAAACAATGGTTGTTCGCTTGCAAAAAAAATGATGGCTTCATTGCATCCATATTCAACACAAGCAAGTTGAGCAAGGCACGGTTGAACAAGATGCAAGACCGCAACTTGGATGCGCTGCAAGCCTTTCAAGGGCGCAAGGTCGAGGGATTGAACCTTTCGGAACGTGTTTGGAAGTACGTTGGGCAATACCGGGAACAAATGGAAACCGCCCTTGATGCAGGATTGGGCGAGGGACGAAGCGCACAACAATTGGCAAGGGATGTCAAGCAGAATTTGAAAGACCCGAACCGATTGTTTCGCCGTGTCCGTGATAAGCGCGGCAACCTTGTGTTGTCAAAGGCTGCAAGGGCATTCCATCCCGGACGGGGCGTTTATCGGTCAAGCGTGAAGAATGCCCAAAGGCTTACCCGGTCAGAAATAAATATGGCTTATCGTGAAAGTGATTGGCAAAGGTGGCAATCGCTTGATTTTGTCGTGGGCTATGAGATTGTAAGAAGTAACCATGAACCATTGTGCGATTGTGATATTTGCGCCCGTCTTGTCGGAAGATACCCCAAGACATTCAAGTTTATTGGTTGGCATCCTCAATGTATGTGTTACGCAATTCCTATCTTGATGGATGAAGAAACTTTTGATGATAACGAGTTGGGCGACCTCAAAGCGGCTTTGCGTGGCACAACCTACAAGCACAGGCAAGCGGCAAACACCGTCCCTGATGTGCCGGATGGTTTCAAAGAGTGGGTCAAAGACCATATCGAAGCGCAAAAGGGTTGGAGTTCCACACCGTATTTCATCCGCGACAACTTCAAGAATGGTGATTTGTCCAAGGGATTGAAGATTGCTTTGCCAACCGTTCAACAAGTGGATGTGTTGGCGGCATATCGAAGTCAGATTGCAGAAGCAAGGGCAAATGCAACCAAGTGGGGTTTATCGGTTCAACTCAATATGCTTGAAATGCGTGTTGCCAACAAGGATGTTGCCGGGCTTCAATCAACCCTTGCCACAATCCAAAGCAAGACCGCCCAAATGGAAAAGATGGATGTGGATATTCGCGCCAAGTGTTCAGATTGGGGCTTGAATACTTATGTCCTTGATTCTGCAATGAACACCCATGATTCCAAGCAGATATTGCAAGCAATGTCAGATTTGGAAGATAGGGTGAAAGCAGCCGAAAAGGATTATAAGGGTTATATAAGCGAAGCCGGGCAAGCAATCAAGGATGCGAACAAAGCCAAGATTGATGCAATGGATGTAACAAATGACCTTGCCGCCGTATTGGGCGACAAGCGCGAATGGATTTTGGCAAAGGCGAATATCAAAAAACGGTTGAATGATTTGTTGGATAAGATAAGTGCGACAAAGCCCCAATCAAGCACTTCAAGGCAAATGCCGGATGAATTGAAAGCAAAATCAACCTATTTGAACGGAGAAGATTATACCTTTGCAAAAGATTTCTTTGATTTGATTGACCCCAACAAGCCAATCCGCCTTGAAATTTTGGATTCTGACACAGGTTCTTATTCGTCATTCTTTGGCGATTTAGTACACATTGCGGGCAAAAAACGCGGTAAGTCAAGCCCTTGGGAATGCAAGTCAGTTATCTATCACGAGTATGGACATTGCATTGATGCACAACGTGGTTTGTGGCAGGATGCAAAATTGATTGCGATGCGCAATGCACAAATTAAGATGCTGAAAAAGAAAGGTGAATACACACTTTATGAACGCAAATGGAATCACGAAAGTGGCGGTTGGTATTATGAGAGAACCAAACAGACAATGACAATGGTTGAATACATTGATAAAAAACTTGTTGCATTGACTGAAAAAATTGCATGGATGGGCGATGATGTGTTTATTAAGCGCGGAATCACGAAAGCCGATGTTATTGAACAAATTGGAAGCACCCGCGACACGATAAAATCACTTGTCGTTAAGTACGGAAGTGGACATTCAACATCATATTTTAGGAAAACAAGAATGAAAGAAACGGAATATCTTGCCCATGCCTTTGAAAATGCTTTCTTGGGCAACCGGGTGTTCCAAAAGTATTTGCCGGACATTTACGCGGAAATGGTGGCGTATATAAGGGCATTGAAGCCGATAAAGTAACAATAAAAGATAATAAAATGAAAATTGACATTAAGAAATTAAAGGGTATTGATTTGTATTATTACCTAACAAGTGATGAATATCCCGACAAGGATTTTTCGGAAAATGTTTCTTTGCTGATATATGCAAAGCCCAACAAGGATGAAGCCTTGAAGTTGCTTGAAGAAGTGGTGAAACACGACAAACGCCTTGTTGCTGTTTATCCCGGTAATGGTAAAGTTGCGCCAAAAGGTGCGGAATTGGTCGGCGACATTCCCGAGGGGGCTTTATGTTTTTTGAGGAAAAAGGGTGGCTGTGGCCGGAAACCCTTTTTCTTTTAGTTTTTGCATGTCCCTTGAACCATCCGGGCCGGCCGCGCGGGGGAG